TAGTTCTTTTCTTAACTTTATGAGGGGCTGATATGAGTACAAGCATTGACATTCACAGGGTTACGCACGTCCAAGTGCTAGACCAAAGCGGCGGTGGGATTAGTTCTATAACTCGCACCATCATCATCAAAACCAAAAACAGCACGCACGACATGACCATTACGGTCTATGGCAGTGAAGGAAACGTGCCAGTCATTCTTGGGGAGTGCGAAGATGAGTGACTTTTCACCCGAAGTGCGCAATCAGGCGCTATGGTCCGGCGATGCACGCCGGTTTGTTGAAGGTAAAGGTGGCGAGGTTTACGCCGAGAAGATTGGCGCCAAGCCACTCGATGACCTGAGTGACAAGGAAGCAGTGCAGATGGGCCTTGTCATGCAAGAGCCGATCATGCGTGAGTACGCAAGGCGCAAAGGCATTGCGTTCAAAGACGCAGACTATGCCCTGTACCACCCCAAAGAGAAGTGGATGGCAAGCCACTTTGACTATATCTCCGAGGATGGCAAGACACTCTATGAGGTGAAGAACCTGGGCGCGCATCAACGCAAGAAGTATGGCGATGACGGCGAACAGACGATTGACCTGGGCTACCGAGTGCAATGCTTGCATGAGGCCACTGTTCACCAGATCGAAAACGTGGTGCTGGTTGTCTGTTTTGGTGGGCAAGAGATTTGTGGCTACCCGCAGACCTTTGGCGCAGACCTGATGGACCTGCACATTCGAGAGATGGCGGAGTTCTGGGGCCGTATCCAGGCACGCTCATTTGATCCCGAGACGATGGGAGATGCAGCCAAACTGGTCTATCGCCAGGATGACGGTAAGAAACTCATTGCCACGCAGACCTTAGAGCATGCGGCTTTGAAGTTGAAGGCAATTAAGGCGCAGATCAAAGACCTGGAAACTAAGGAAGCGGCAGAATTGAAAGTCCTGCAAGGCTACATGATGGAAGCAGCCGAGTTGGTTTCTGTCGATGGCGAGGTGCTTTGCACCTGGAAGACCGCCAAGCCGAGCAAGAGGTTTTCTGCTGAGTTGTTCGAGAAAGCCATGCCCGACATTTACAAGCAGTTCATCGTCGAGCAGCCTGGTTCACGCCGGTTCCTAGTCAAATGAAGTACGTCATGAGCGCGCTATTGGGCGCAGGCGCGGCTGTCTTCGTTATCTGGTGGATAGCCGTGCCCCATCAGGAAGTCTTTGCCATGGCCTACGACCAAGGCCGTAAGGATGCACTACGCATGAACCCAGTCAGTGATGACCTCGAATTTACGTGTGCAGGTTTATGGTTCGGCAGAGACGGAAAAATCTATTACGAAATGAGGAAAGAATATGAGAAACGTACGAAATCTAACTGATGTTGTGGGCGGTGTAGCGCCTGGGACACCAGAGCCACGCCAGGTACTCGATCCAAAGATTCAGGAGTCGATCGTACTTCGAGGTGACTTGTCTGGTCTGAACGAGGGGCAGAAGAAGGAATACTACCTGTTCCGTTGCAAGCAAGTGGGCCTGGACCCTGCTGCCAAGCCCTTTGATCTACTGAAATTGAACGGGAAGGAAATTCTGTATGCCAACGCGGGAGCCACGCAGCAACTCTGTGCAATTCATAGAATCAAGGTGCTGTTGACGTCTCAAGCCTATCCGGAGAGCGACTTGCTAATGCTTTGCTTAAAGCGACTACAAAAGCGATTCGCCGTGCGGTCCTCTCCCATGCCGGACTCGGAATGCTTGACGAAACCGAAGTCGATGCGATTCCGGAAGCCCGTAGGGACGCTATTGTTGTCACCGAAGACCCTAAAGCAATCGAAGTAGAGCCGATCCAAGACGAAGGCATTGTCTTCATGGTGCCTGGTGCAAAGGAAGCCTATGACAAGTTCCCCAACGAAGAAGAGTGGGTGGACGGTTTCTTGCAGATGGTGGACAAGATTGGAGATAGCCAGAAGTTCTCTATCGTGGACAAGTTAGACAAACTGGACGCGCTCTATAAGGCTAATGACTTCATCATCGGCATGATTAAGGAAGAAAATCCAACGCTTTATGAAGTGCTAGGCAATGGCATCGGCAAGGTTAAGCAGGTACTCACACTGCAACTGCGTGAGCCTGGGGGTGGCAACAAATGATGAGCGCCGAGTTATTCGCTGAAGAGGCTGTGTACCTGGAGCGCATGAGAACGTCATGGAATCAAACCATAGAGGGTGAAGGCGGACACTGCCCTTGCTGCGGCAAGTGGGGCAAGGTTTACAAAACCAAACTGAGCCAGCACCTAGCCTTATGCCTGAAGTGGATTATTGATCACGGCGATCCGTGGGTTGACGTACAGAATGAGGCGCCCAGGTGGATGCTAAAGAGCAAGACCTATCCACTGCTTGAGCATTGGGCGCTAATCGAATCTAGGGGCACCAGGAGTGGAATATGGACAGCAACCCAACGGGGGCGTGACTTTGTATCTGGTTACGAATCAATGCCGGAGGCTGTTTATATCTACGACAACCGTAGATGGGGTTTTAGTGAGGCTGAAGTGCAGTGTTTCGGCAAGCACTTTGATTTTGATGAGTTAATGAGCGCCCAGTTCAATTGGGCAAAACTGAAAAAGGAGCAGTAAATGAGTGACTATCAACAGCGTGAGCGCCAGCCAGGAACAGGCGTACTACTGACCAACCGTTTCAAGAAGGGCCAAGGCCCGGACTGGCGCGGAGAATTGAAACTAGACCGGTCCTATGCCGCAGGCGAGACAGTTAAACTCGCGGCCTGGACCAAAGAAACCGCAGGCGGTGCGTTAATCAGTCTGAAGGAAGACAACTACGTGAAGCCTGAAGGTGGCAATACCAACCCGTTCCCGAGCAAGCGCCGGGATGATGACGAAGACGTGCCCTTTTAAGGAGAGCAAAAATGAAAAAATTTATGGCGGCGGTAGCGGCTTTGACTTTTGCAGGTGCAGCCTATGCTGCATGCACTACGCACACGTACATGATTAACGGCAAGATGGTTACATGCACGACGTGTTGCTACGGTGGCAACTGCAATACGACCTGCTTCTAATGGCAAAGATCAGCAGACAGCGCGGTGCTACCTATGAGAGAGAGGTAGCCAATGAGATATTCGACATGCTTGGGATACGCATTAAGCGCAATCTCAAGCAGTACCAGCAATCAGAGGAAGGTGATCTGGTCCTGGGCAACTATCTCATTGAGTGCAAGCGGCGCAGAAAGATTGCCGTTCATGAGTTCATGGACCAGGCTGTTACGGCTTGCGAACCAGGACAGACCCCAGTGGTCATCATGAGGGCTGACGGCAAGAAGTCTTTGGCTGTTTTGCACCTGCCTGATCTGCTGAAACTACTAGCAAATGAATTCCCCCATCAGTCGCAGGATGAATCCCCGTCTGGGGATAGTTAGGACCGCTGCCGGGGCACAGCGGCACTGCGGCTTGCCCCACCTTCCAAAGCGGGAGGTGCGCATCAGTCTGACATTGCTCGGTTTGCGTGAGCCAATGCTGGATGAGACGCCACCTTCTGTATTGGAGGTGCTTGTTTGGTTACGAATGAAGAACACACACTAGAGGATCACATGGCACACATTATGGTTTGCACTCCCATGTACGGGGGAATGGCTACAGGGCACTACGTTCAGTCACTACTAGCCATGACGGGGCACTTCTCTTCACTGGGCCACAAGGTTTCATGCGCCTTCATGTTCAATGAGTCGCTGATCCAACGGGCCAGGAACAACATGGCGCACCAGTTCTTGAAGACAGACGCCGACTATCTATTCTGGATCGACGCCGATATTAAGTTCAGGTCTGAAGACGCATTGAAAATGCTTATCGCAGACAAGGACGTAATAGGCGGTATCTATCCCAAGAAAGAGATCAACTGGCACATGGTTCGAGAGGCAGCCAAGAACGGGAAAGAAAACCTGCAAAACTTCACTGGTTCGTTTGTCGTTAACCTGATTGGTGAGCAGGCAAACGTGGTGGTGCGTGCTGACCAGCCCTGCGAGGTGGCTGCCCTGGGCACCGGCTTCATGCTGATTAAGCGCCACGTGCTTGAGAAACTAAAGAAGCGCGTCAAGAAGTTCAAGAACGACATGAGCGCCATTGCCCATGGAGAGGAAATCTATGAATTTTTTGGGGTGCCGATTGATAAAGAGTCGGGCCGTCTTCTGAGCGAAGACTATGACTTCTGCCACAAGTGGCGCAAGGCAGGTGGCAAGGTCTATGCAGCGCCCTGGTGCCAACTCGGTCACATGGGAAGTTACCTGTTCGAGGGCACGCTAATACCGACGCCCGACCCTACAACAATGGAGAGCGAGAATGGATCAAGAGTGGCACGAAACGGTGGGAAGGGAAAGAGAGTGGCTGGCGGATCAACTGGGAACGCCGTGGGCGGTGCAGATAAACGGGCAAAAGGTGCAAATAGTAAACGTGCGCCTAGAGCCAGTGGTAACGCTCGGTCTGGAAAGTGATGTTGCAGCAGTGGTTGCGGCTGAGATCATCAAAGTGGTCAACGACAGATACTAATGAGCGATCCATTTAAGATTACGGAGCCAACCGTAATTTCTTTTTCCGGGGGAAGGACGTCGGCATACTTGCTATGGCGAGTCCTTCAGTCTAATGGCGGCATGCCAGAGGAAGCCATAGCAGTCTTTGCCAACACGGGAAAAGAAGAGGAAGCCACGTTAGAGTTCGTTAGGGATTGCGAAAAAAACTGGGGGGTGGAAATACATTGGCTTGAGTACCAAGACGATGACCCCAAGTTTAGGCGCGTTAACTTCGAGACAGCCAGCAGAAATGGTGAGCCATTTGAAATGCTCATCGAATACACGCAAGTATTTGCCAAACCCTGTCACTAGATTTTGTACGGCAGAATTAAAGATCAGGACTTTGAATCGTTACTTAAAAGACCTTGGATGGGAACACGACGAAAACTCAGATTGGATTGGGATTCGAGCCGATGAACCAAGACGGGCGGCGAAGGTTAGCCGAGATCGGGTTCCGCTTTTTGTGGCTGGTGTTACAGCAAAAGATGTTGGAAATTTTT